GGTGAACTATTACAAAGTTTTAATGGTCTAATGGTGTTAGCAAATGAAAACCCAGCCGATACTTCTTTAGGTAAATTTGCTAGAAAAGTTATTAAAATGGGTGACGATGTTACCACAGAGGAATATAAAAATAATTTAAAAGAAATACAAACAACTATAGCTGCTGCAAATAAAGATACAGACCCTAATGCACCTTGGTATGAGAGAGCGTGGAATACCACAAAAGCCATATATGATGGGGCATCTAAAGCACCTTTAACTTTTGCTGCAGAGTATATAGCAAAAGAAGTGATGCAAGAAATACCATTATTAATAGTAAGTGGTGGTACTGCTAATTTAGCTAAAAAAGCGTTAATAGAAGGTGGTGAGGCTTACGCAAAAAAAATGGCTTTAAAAACAGGAGTTGGCACTTCTATAGGATTAAGCATGGCAGAGGGTTTTGGTGGTACAGCAGTAGAAACCTTTAATGAAGCCTATAGAACAGCCATAAAATCAGGTATGGACGAGGAACAAGCAACAGAATACTCGTTTGATTTAGCAAAGGAAGCAGGGACTATATCTGCCATAACAACTTTAGCCACAGGTAAAGTGCTAAAAGGTAACGATTTTGAAAGAATTTTGTTTGGTAACAAGAAAAAAGGTAACATAGCAGAAGCGTTTGAGGTAATAGGCAAAGAAACTGTGCAAGAAGGCTTTGAAGAAGGGTTACCTAAAGCATGGTCAGAAACTAAATTAGTACAAATAGACCCTACAAGAGATGCGGTTGGTAGTGTAACAGCAAATACCATATTAGGTATGATTTCTGGTGGTGGTACAGCTACCACTATATATGGCACTGTAGAGGGCTACAATGCAGTACAAAATAAATTAAATGTTATTACAACAGGGGACTTTGTATCCAGTGCAATAGCTAATTTTAACCCTGAAGTTAGCAGTGTAATAGAAAACACAAACAAAACACCTGAGAATATGTCTGTTTTAGAGCGAGATTTAACAGATTTAGGTATAGATAGTAATACACAGGCAAACATACTTAATAATTTTTATAACGAAAGTTACACAAGTACAGAGGAAGTCTATGATAAGTATAGAGAATTTGGCGATTATAGACCTGAACAGTCTGAGGTTGACAGGTTTGTAGGCAAAACATCAGATGAAAAGTTTAGCACCGACTTTGATGCGTATATAGATCCTAGATTTGTTGATAAACAAGAGATATTAGATGTAGCCAAATCTGAAGGTGTTACTCTTACAGACGACCAGATAAATCAATATGTAGGGCAAAAAAATGAAGCTGCTTTATTAGAGCAAGCTAGAAAAGATTTAGATCCTACAGCCGTTACAGAGGCAGAAGCCCGCAAATATCTTACAGATTTAGGATATACACCTACAGATGCAGAAGTTGCACAATTTACAGCACAGATAGCAGAAACAGAGCAGGCTAAAGCTATTGGTGAATACGTAGATCCACGTATGACATCGGCTGATGAGGCTAAATCTTATTTTGATGCACTGGGTTATGTTGCTACAGATGATGAAATAAATAGTTATGTTGGTCAAATAGAAGAAATAAAACAAAGAGTAGCTATAGGTGAATATGTAGATCCTAGACTAGTATCAGAAACAGAAGCATTTGAAGCGTTTAAAGATGCAGGTCTTGCAGATGTACGACCAGAAGATGCAAGAAAACTTATGGGTCAATACGATCAAACTTTACTTGGTAGTAGAGTAGAAGAAGCATTACCAGAAGCTAAATTTAACGTATTAAAGTATATGGTCGGTAGTCCTGCCACAGATACTACACCTGCTACAGGTATTTTTGCAGAGCTACAAAACGTAAAAGAATCACCCGAAATAAAAAGTCAATTAGATGCTTTATCTACAGCTTTGGGTGCACAAGAGCAAAATATTACTGACGTTACAGATATAATAGGTAGACCTGCTACAGATACAGATCAAGCCACAGGATTATTTGCTACAGCACAAGACGCTAATCAACAATTAGCAGATCAGATAACCAATCTACAGCAACAACAAACAACTTTTCAACAGCAACAAACAGATTTTGCACAAGATTTTATTAAACAATATGAACAACAGGCAGAAGATGAGGCTAGAAGAAGAGCCGCAGCAGCACAAAGAGGGCAACAAATGGATTTGGCAAGGCAGTTATATCAAGGGCTGCAGCCACAACAGCTCACGCCCTTAAAACCTGTAGAAGTAGCTCAAATAGGAGCACCGTATCAATTTGAAAGTATATTCCGTGATGCAGGTCAAGAGGCTTTTTATCAAACACCCTACAATAAGGGTGGACAAGTTAACGATTTAAATGATACATTATTAAAACTTATTGGGGACGATTGATGGCTGATTTTTTTGATTCTATCCTTGGTTATGGTGAAAAAGCGTTTGATTATATAACCGATTTTGATGATGGCTTAGTTTCTGACGTAGGCTCTGCGTTTACAGATTCAAAAGGTGATGTTGATTTTGGTAAAGTTGCTGGTGGTATAGGGGCACTTGGAAAGGTGCTTGCAGATACAGGTGTAATAGGTGGTGACACGTATCTAGGTAGGTTATTTGGTGGCCCTCAGTCAGAAAAATTAGGGTATCAGGGCAAAATACCTACATATACAGCCACACGACAACAAGTTCCTGGGACTTTTGACCCTGAAAGACGACCTGGGAGTGGTGGTCAAAGATACTTTACTGACGTTCGTTTTGATGGTGGTGATACTAGTGGTCAAGCTGCGGGGTTACAAGCCATGAATTTAGCTAATTTGGCACAACAAAACAGACAAGGGCAAGGACTTGCTGCACTAAGAGCGAAAAGGGCAGAAGATGCGGCTAAATCAGTCGCTGCACAAGCCGCTTTGTCAGCCCCTCCAGAAGTTACAATTTCACGTATGGCTGAAGGTATGGCAAGTGGTGGCATAGCACGTTTAAACCAAGGTATGTATTTAGATGGTATGACAGATGGTATGGCAGATAAAGTGCCTGCTATGATAGGAAATACACAGCCTGCTGCTCTAAGTGACGGAGAGTTTGTAATTCCTGCAGATGTTGTTAGTGGGTTAGGTAACGGCAATTCTGATGCAGGAGCAAAGAATTTATATGCAATGATGGATAGAGTAAGACAAGCTAGAACAGGAACTACTAAACAAGCTCCTGCTATAAATCCTAATAAAATGATGCCAACTATGAGAGGTTAACATGGCTGAATCAACACCAACCACTACGATAGCTAACCAAGCGACAACAAATCCAGGGGCTAATCTAGTAGGTCAACAGACGGGCACAGAATCCTCCCTATCAAATTACGTAGGCCCCTATGTAACGGAGATGCTAGGCAGAGGACAGGCTTTGGCAGGTATGCCTTTTCAGGCGTACACAGGCCCCTTAACCGCAGCTCCCACTGCTTTACAACAACAAGCATTTACAGGACTTGCTAATTTAACTGTGCCCACTCAACAGATGGGTGCTTTCACTCCTGCTAGTTTTACAGATGAAGGCACTGCTCAAAAGTTTATGAACCCATATATACAATCTGCTTTAGACCCACAGATAGCAGAAGCACGAAGACAGGCAGATATACAAAGAGTTCAGGATGCAGGTAGATTAACAAGAGCAGGAGCTTTTGGTGGCTCACGACAAGCTGTTATGGAGGCAGAAGGTAATAGAGCACTCCTAAACAGGTTAGCAGGTATTACGGGAACAGGCTACAGGGACGCTTTTGATAAAGCTATGCAACAGTTTAACGTAGAACAAGGTAGACAACAGACTGCTCAAGACGCTCTAAATACTTTTGGGTTATCAGCCTTGGGTGCACAGACAAAAGTTGGAGAGGCACAAAGAGCATTAGAACAAGTTGGTATTGATGCTGATAGAGCACAATTTGAAGAAGAAAGAGATTTTCCGTTTAAACAAGTGCAATACATGCAGTCTTTATTACAAGGATTACCACTTGCTGCACAGCAATATACGTACGCACAACCAAGTGCACTATCAGAGTTGTTAGGTGGCACAAGTGGTATAATGAGTTTATATGAGAGTTTGTTTGGTGGTAATACTACACCTGCTTCATCAGTAAATGTGGGTGCTAGTCCAGAACTATCAGGCATAGAGGGGATTAACATACCAGCACCAGTAGACGCAGGAACATAACATGGCAATAATGGACAATGAAGTAGAAACTACAATGGATGCGTTTAGAAGCAACCCTAACGCATTAATGCAAAGATTCCAAAAAGGTCAACAGCTTATAGACTTACTTGCTTTACAAAAATTAAAAAGTGAGAAAGAAGCTGCTGCCCGCCAAATGAAAATGCAAATGCAACAAAATCCTAGCACTATAAAAGAACAACGAGAAAAAGAAGTGTTAGATATGACTAAGAACGAGCTTATTCAACAGACTAGTGGTTTGATGGCTTTAAATAATGCTAGACGACAAAACAATTTAAAGAAAGTCGCTAGTGCAGGTATATCAGGTAGACCCGCACCTAACATGAGAACAATGGCAAATGGTGGTATTGTTGGGTACGCTAGTGCTGGAGAGATAAGCAGTAAAATAGCAAACCTACGACAACAATTAATAGATGGAGACATAACTCCTGCTGAGTATAGAGAACAGGCACAAGAAATTAGATTTGGTGCAGATGGAGGCCCAAGAGGGCCAATAGCTTTAGATGCAGCTAAAAAATCTGATGACTTATTTTTTCAAACAATAACAAAACAAGAATCTCCAAAAGACGTAAAAAGTGTACTCAAAAACGTAACTTACGGGCAACAACCACCTAATACGATACCAGCAGGTATAGAAAATATACTAAAAAGTGATGCAGGTATGACAAAAACTGATGTGGGGCCTCCAGCAGGGCCTGTAACAGATCCTTTAGATAGAATAGATAGAAGTAATTTAACCATGATAGATGATGGTACATTAAAAGATGCTTTTGAAGATAGAGAGCCTGCACCTGATACAGGCATAGCTAAACTAACTAAAGAAGATATATTAGGTAAAGATGGATTAGGTGGTTTAAATTTTAACACTGTTAACTACAAACCCATAGCAGGTGATATAGCTAATAGAGTAGATGAATTAAAGAAAAGTTATGGGCCTATAATAGATAAAGAAGCTGTTGGTTTAAGAGCTCAAGCTAATTTTATGGATAGTATGAAAGGCATAATACCAGAGAGAGAAAGAATACAAAGAGAAAAAGCTAGTGGCATAGAAAAACTAATAGGTGAAAAAGAAGATTTTTATGCAAATATACAAGATCCTGATAAATTACGTAATCGTCAGTTAAGAGCGGCTCTTGCAGGAGCGGCAGGGCAGGCTACCTTTGGAACTACAGGTGCAGGTATAACAAGAGCATCTTTAGCAGAAGAAAAAGCACAAGAAGACTTTAAAGTAAAGGGTTTCCAAGATATTTTTGGTGATAAAAAAGATCTTACTAAAATGATAGGGAACGACAAAGTATCTACTTTAGATAAGAGTGCAGAGATTATCAAAGCAGGTTTTGATATAGGTATGAAGAAAGAACAAAACCAAGCAATAGAAAATGCGGCAAAGATGAAAGTTTTAGCTGGATTTGATAGAGATGCTCTAGCTGCAATATCAGACGATAATAAAAACTTTCTTAAAGCAGACATAGCAAATAAGAGTATGGCTCAAAAAGCCAATATAGCTCATATGAATACTATGATAAAAATTGCTGATATAAACATGAGAGGTGATATTGCTAATCTACAGGCAACTATAAGTAGAGAAAAGAACTCTATATTAGAAGAAGCTAATAGATTAAAAGACGCTACTAATAAAACACAAATAGCTTCTACTTTATTTGGTAAAATAGAAAGTATAAAAGCTAAAATGGTAGAAAATTTAACAAAAACTTACCAAAAGAAAATAGCAGAAGCAGGTCTTGGTAAATCAAGAGAAGAGCAAAAGAAAATAGAACAAGAAATGTTAACACAAATGAATGCAATTATTGATGGTAATACCGCACACTTAGATAGCATGACTAAGTTTGTTATGAAACAATTACAAGCCCTAGGTGGTGGAGGAGGAGGCACTAGCCCTGGGTTTAAATCAGGTTCTATGAAAGTGACATAAATAATGCCTACATATTCAATACAAGGAAATGACGGTAAAACATACTCTATAGAAGGGCCTGAAGGTGCTACCGAAGCGGAAGTAATTGCTGCTATAGAAGCAGAACTATCAAAAACATCGGGTGATGACCTATTTGAGGAAGCTGAAAGAAAAAAAGCTGAAGCTGACCAAAGATTACAAGATATACTAGCACAACAACAAGAAGAAGTAGAAGCCGAAGAAAGAGACGATTTCTTTTTAACAGACATAGTAAAAGGTTTTGGTGCAGGTGCTGTAGATACTTTGGAATCAGGAGCTTTAGGTCTTGCAGCCTTAGCTGGTGAAGACAGAGAAACGTTCTTACGTGATAATATACAAGATATAGCTAAGGGTATAAGACCTGATGTAGATCCAGATTCTACTTGGGGTAAAGTAGCAGGTGGTCTTGGTTCTGCCGCAGCTTTTATTGCACCTGCATTAGCCGCTGCTTTTGCTGTTCCTGCTGCCCCTGTTCTTGCTGCTACTACAGCATCAGGATTATTAGGTTTAAGTGCTGCTGCTGGTGAGGCTAGTGAACGTGCACGTGCAGCAGATGCTACAGAGGAACAAAGAACAGCAGCAACATTCTCTCCTGCTGTTGCAGCGGCTGGTGCTATAGAGATTCTACCACTAGGTCGATTTGTAAAAGCCATACATGTGCCTTTTGTATCAGATTTTATTAACAAATTTGGCCCTGAAACTTTTAACTCTGTATCTACTAGGGTAACAGATGCCCTTGCTAGTGGTGGTGTTGAGGCTGCACAGGAGGTCACATCTGAAATACTACAAAATTTAAATGAAAAATTTGGGTATAATCCTGAAAGAGCTATACTACAAGATCCTGGATTAATAGAAGCAGGAGAAATAGGATTTACTACTGGTTTTATATTGGATGCTCTTACAAATAGAAAAGTGCGTAAATCAGATAAAAAATTAGGTACGATAGATAATGAAGGAAAGTTTAACCCTACAAAACAAGGTGAATTGTTTGCAGATCAAGATTTAGGAGTTGCACCAACAGTTAAAGATACAAGTCGCATACCTGATTTAGAACAAGGTGAGTTATTTCCTGACAGTGACTTAGGAACTGCACCTGTTAGAGGCGAAGAGCAATTAGATCTTTTTCAAACAGAAAAGAAAACAGAAGAGGTACGAGAAGATACAAAAAAAGCTCCTACACAAAGAGATTTAATAGATGAGCTTGAAGATGCACAGATAAGAGAATTAATAGATGTAGATGAGACAGCAGAAATAAGAGATTTATTAGCTAAAGATGAAGAAGCTGCTAGAGTAGAAGCAGATAAAAAACTAAGACAAGCTAAAGAAGCTAAAATAAAAGATGTCACCAAAACGTTAGATGCAGAACAAAGAAGAACTACAGAGAAAAAACGTGGTGATATTCTTAGACCTATATTAGAAAACCTTGATACTGCTAGTAGAACAAATACAGAAAAACGTTTTTCAAAAGCTCTCGATGATGCAGGTATAGGTGACACAACAGTTAATGCACAAGAAAAAGCTGTAATAAAATTAGCTACTGATGCTGTAAGAGACGGACGACCTATACCAGCAGAAGCTAAAGATTATCAACAAATAAAAGCAGGTGACATTTATAAAGGCGTAGAAGTTGGAAAAGGTACAAGATTACCAAAAACTGAAATACCAGATGTTGGTAAAAAAAGAAAAGGCTCGGTGCTACCTGAACCTAGAAAGGTTGGAATAGATGACCTACAGATTGAAAAAATTGACGAAACCGCAGCTAGAAGAGGCACTGAAGGTGCTGTACAAGACGTGGCAGAAACAAGACCTGACGATACTACTAGAAGCCCCGAAGGATTTGCAACATTTACACCCGCAGGATTGGATGTTAGCCAACGAGATACTACTAGAGTTGGAAGAAGAGAAGGAGAACAACAGGATACATTAACGCCTGTGGATAAAGTTACAACTGAAGTAACACCTGATAAGGAGTTAACAAAAGAAAAATTTAATGAAATAAGGCAAAAAAGAAACGATTTAAGCACCAGACTAACTAAGGTGCAACAAGGGAATGATAGAGGTAAGTATAGTGTAATAACTAGAGAACTAGATACGGCTGTAAATAATAAGGATGTTACAACTGCGGACAATACACTTCAACGTATGGAGGCGTTTGTAGCTGACAGAGAAAAGGGTGTAAAGAAGTTAACAGGTGATACTAGACGTAAAGGGGCCCGCCAGAAGCTGAAAGATGACGCAACAGTAGAGGGTATAGGTAAAGCTCTAGGTAAAAAAGTTAGAACAAAGACTAAATCAAAAGTCGAAGATAAAAAAGAACCGTTAGTAAAACCAAAAGAAACACCTAAAAAAGTTGTTGTAGAGGATACAAAGACTAAACAAATTTATGGTGAGAAAGCATTTAAAAAATTACAAAAAAGTCCAAAGAAACAAAGAATAGAGTCACAGCTCAGTAAAGCCATAAACGAAGGAGTGCAAACTTACGATGTAGTTATAGAAACAGATGAGAAAACAGGTAAACGTAAGAATGTACTAAAGAAAAAAGAAGTTAAAACAAGGGAGGGGCTTCTCACAGAGTACGTAAAGAACTTACGTAAACCTCTTTCTGATTATGATTCTCGTACTGGTATTGATTTAAATAATGATGGAAACATATTTGAAGAATCTGATTTGCAAAAACTGCAAGAAATAATGGAAAAAGGAAAAGGAAAACAGCAGACAAGAGAGTCTTTAGATATAAAAGCAGGTAGAGCATTTAATAGATATGCAGAAAACGTAAGCAGAACATCTGACGTATTTGTCCTTGTCGCACATGATTCTATATTTAACAAAGGGTTCTACAAGACAGGAGAAATAAAAACACCTGAACTAAAAAAATATTTTGATAAAACTGGTCAGAATAGAGCTAAAGAAATATTAGATTGGTCAAGAGAGAACTTATCTAAAAAAGCAAATGATGCGATTACAAAATTAATAGCTATAGAGCGTTCTGATTATATAAAACAAAGAGAACTTAGACGTAATGCCGCTGGTGGTAAATGGGGTGAGATTGCTACAGACAAAAAATTAAAGGCAAACAAAAAAGCAGAGGCAGAGCAGTTTGATGAAGTTAGCAATAACATAAAAGACAAAAAACAAACTTTAGAAGATTATATGACTACAGCAGATGAGATAATAAAAGCTGATGCTGATTACAAAATAACTGATGAAGAGATAGCGGCTATAGCTGATTCCGAAGTTATAATAGTAGATAAATATTTAAAAGCGGATGCCACAGAGGGGTTATCATTACCACTGCATCCTACAATTAAAAATTCTTTGAGGGCAGGTGATTTAAAATCTGCATTGGAAGGACTAGAAGCAACTTCTTTGAGTAAAGAAACATCACAAGTTGCAGGCAAGTTGGCACAAAAGGTAGGCACAACAAAAGTAGAAATAGTGAACAACTTGACCGATGAGGGTGCGATCCCTGTATCAGGTTTGTTTGACCCCAAAACAAACACAATAAAACTAGACGCAGACACTGGTTTCAATCCACACGTGATACTACATGAGATGGCACACGCTGTCACTTCTGCCAATCTAGCTAACAAATCGCACCCTACAACCAAACAACTTACTGAGTTATTTAACAATGTAAAAGACATGTTGGACACTGCGTACGGCTCAACAAATGTAGATGAATTTGTAGCAGAGGCTATGAGTAACCCATCATTCCAAACAAAACTATCAGGGATAAATCCTGATGGTAGTCCTATCAATGCGTTCCAAAGATTAGTAAACATTGTAGGTAATTTTATAAGGCGTATAACAGGACAACCTACTAAAAATGTAGATACTGCATTGTCAAGAGTAGACGAGATTATAGATGACATAATAACTCCTGCACCAGAATTTAGAACAGCAGGGCAGTTAGCGTTAATATCACAAAGACCAGAACTATTAAAAGCCTTGAAAACTATAAAAAATAGTACAGAAGATGTGATGAGTAAGACAGAGTTCACAAGTAGAGTTTATGATTATCTATCATCCAGAATACCTAGATTAAGTAAACAAGGAACACTAGCTAGTTTACCGTTACAAGCTGTACGAGATTTAGCTCCACGATTTAATTTTAAATCTGCAAAAGCTCTACAAATAGTTAAAAGACTACAAGAAACTATAGAAAATCAAATTGGAGATACAAGTAAATCAGATGCCGCTATAGATGGAGCTATAAAAAGATACCAAGATTGGTTTGGTAATAATCCAAGTAAAAAAGAATCATTTGATTTTGTTGTGTATCAAAGCACTACTTTTAGAGTAGATCCTAAAAAAGATAGAGATGCCTATAAAAAGAAAGATGGCACTGCTAAAGTAGATGATAGTGGTAACGATCTGTTAAAAAAGTATGACGAGATACAAAAAGAGTGGAATAAATTAGGTGCAGACGGACAGGCAATATATCAAAGCATGAGAAATACTTATGCAAAACAATATGAAACATTAAAAAATGTTATCCTTGGTGAAATAAATAATTCGGATGCAGATGCAGAAACAAAAAAATCTTTGAAGGATAGTATACTTGCAAAGTTATTTGATAAAAATAAAATAGAACCTTACTTTCCTTTAACACGTGAGGGTGATTACTGGTTAGAATATACGGTAAAAAAAGGTGACTCTACCGAAAAAGCATACGAGGCTTTTGAAACTAGCACAGCTAGAAAAAATGTAATAAAAGAATTAGAAAATGATCCTGATGTAGATAATGACAGTATCAAAGAATATAGTGCTTTAAATCAAGTAAACTTTAACTCTGCACCATCAGGCTCTTTTGTAAAAGATGTATTACAAGTTATGAAAGCAAATAAGGTAGGTCAGGAAACTCAAGAACAAGTTTTACGTATGTTTATAGAAACTTTACCTGCAACTTCTTTTGCTAAATCTTTCATAAAAAGAAAAAATAGCCCTGGGTATAAAGAAGATGCGTTAGGTGCTTTTAAACAAAAAGGTTATGACATAGCCCGACAAGTAGCAAAGATGAACTATGGTAAACAGTTACAGCAATTAGAAACAGAGATTGAAGAAGAATTGTTAAAGGGAACAAGAGATGATTCTGCTACAGTATATGCACAAGAGTTAATAGAAAGATCAAAATTTGCTCGTAATCCACCTAACAATTTTGCCATGAGAGCATCTGCACAATTTAATAGGATAGCATTTTTAGGTACTATAGGCTTTAACTTATCCTCTGCTGTGGTCAACTCATCTCAAATACCTCTTATGTTCCAACCTATTTTAGGAGGTAAATACGGACAAGACAAATCTATAAAAGCCATAGGTCAAGCTATGCGTTTATGGGGCGGCAGTGGTTTAGGTGCAAAAATAAAAGTGCCGTTTACAAATATGGGTATGCAAATAGGGAAAAAGGATGCTCGTATTTTAACAACTCCCACAGGAGAAACTGTTACAGCAGGTGGTATGCCCTCTATAGATAACTATTATGTTTTAGATGATAAAGGTAATTATTCTATACGCACTGACATAGAGTTAGACGCAGATAAAAGAGAAATGTTACAAAATTTAATACCGTTAGTAAAAACAGCCGCAGACAGAGGGCAATTAAACCGTTCTTTGTTTTATGATACTTTAACTTTAGAAGAGGGTGGTAGAGTAAGAAGTTTTTGGGATAAGATGAACGCTGTATCTGCTTTCTTTTTTCATCAACAAGAAAAGTTAAATAGACAAGTAGCACTCATTTCTACCTATAACTTAGAACTTGATAGGATGAATACTAATCCAAAAGGTAATGAAAGAAATTTAACATTAGAACAAAAACAAGAATTAGCGGCAAACGAAGCATTATTCAGGGCTCAAGAAATGAATGGTGGTGCGGCTTTAGCTAACGCACCTAGGATAGCACAAGTTCCTGTAGGTCGTGTGGCGTTAATGTATAAGTCTTATGGTATACAGATGTATTACACACTGGCGAAAACATTTAACAGAGCCGTGTTAAATCAAAAAGAGTTTACGCCCGAAGAAGTAAAGATAGCTCAAAAGCAGTTTATGGGTATGTTATTGTCTTCTGCTATTTTAGCAGGTATTCAGGGTATGCCACTCGTAGGTTTAGCTATAGCGGCTATAAATTTTGCTAGAGATGATGAAGAAGAACCTATAGAAATAATTGCAAATAGAGAACTTGGTGAGTTTCTATGGAAAGGCCCTACAAGTTGGTTTCTTCAAACTGACGTGTCATCACGTGTTGGTTTAAGTGATTTATTATTTAGAAACAATCCGTACAATAGAGATGATAGCATAATTGAATCAGCGGCAAAATTTGTAGGGGGCCCTGCTCTAAGTGTGGCATTACAATTTTATGAGGGTGCAAAAGAAGTTAACGATGAGTTCGGTGATACTCAAAGAGGATTAGAAAGAATGCTACCTGCGGCTTTTCGTAATTTAGCAAAAGGTTACAGGTACATGTCTGAAGATGGTATATATACAAGAAGAGGCGATTTGATAACCGATGACATATCACCCGCAGGATTGTTCTTTCAGTTTGCAGGGTTTCCTCCTTCTTCCTACGTTAGAATACAAGAACAAAATCAAGTTAAAAAAGGTATAGACAAAGCCATAAACATGAGGCGTTCAAAAATACTTAGAGAATTATATTATGATATAAGGATGGGAAATGACACTACAGATGTAATGGATAAAGTTAGTAAGTTTAATCGAAAATTTCCAAACTTTGCACTAAGTTACGATTCTGTGATGAGATCTTTAAAACAGCATGTTAGACAGTCAGCTCTAATGCACAATGGCGTTTCTATAAGTCCTGCTATGAGAAGGTATATAGCAGAGCATGACAGTATATATTTTGACTTTGACTAAGACATACGCCATACACGCACGCCTAATTTGCCATCTTCAACGACTGTGCGTATCTCGCTTTCCCAACCTTTAGATATAAATATTCTTTTTATTTGCTTGGTAGCCTCCACAGTATTTATACATAATATAAACACAGAGGCATTGATTCCCATGCTATCCCAGTTTACAACTATGTGAACCCCATCAGGGTTTAAATCATAAGTCTTTAATACCGACATCTTCTACTGCACAATCTACTATTATTACATCAGTTGGAGGTAGATTCATGTGAGTGCCTTTACTCAGCCTCATCTTACTCCTACGTGCCCCTAACTTCTTTATGAGATCATGTACAAACGAGTTATAGTTTATTTGCTGATCGCCACACCATGCCTTGAGTGGCTTTGGTATTAGATAAGCTCTCTTTAAATCTGTCTCGTATCTCGCTACTAACTTACCTCTAGGTAAATGTTCGGGTACAACAACCTGCTCTATCTCTGCCTGCTTACGTAGATCATCTGTGCTTTTTATCCAAAGCACGTTACTCCAATGCTCGTGTATATAATCGTTAAGCACTTCTTCTACAGAGGCAGACATATCCTCCGAGTGATGCTTGTTTTGATTTAGTTGTTCTATAGTCCAGTTAAATAAATTTTTAGTGTCATAGTCTACTAGACCCATTCTCTTTGCTAGTATTATCCCAGTCAAACTACAAGATACCAATACAGACCAAAACCTATTCTCTGCTGTAAGACCTGCTTTTTCGTCCACTTTTGCTTGTACCTCACCTAGTAACTTCTTTACACCTGATATGTTACCCATTACCTGGCCAACATACTCTCTCCCAGCATGTCCGTAGTTATCTTGTATTGCACTACTAAAAGTATCTGTTTCTTCTTTTGTTTCAAAGTGTATACGTTTGACGTGGCACTCTAATATTCTTTGTGCCTCTGCCTTTGGCATAGCTTTGACTATACTTATTCTTTCTATAATACTAGTGTTACCCGTGGTTACAGATAACAAACTCCACGATTCGCCACGATGCCTTTCTATATTACTGCCACTAGTCATTCGACCTCTTTGTCTACCACCAGTCAGTTGATAGGCTATGTTACTTAAATCTCTGCCTTGTGTATTAGTCAACTCATCCATATACAAAGGTAGATTGTGATACAACTCACCTCTGTTCATCTTTGTGTTGTACGTATCTCTCTCATGGATTATCAAATCTTCGGGTCTACCCCATACTGATGCACCTGCCATCATGGCTGTAGTTTTACCTACGCCTGAGTCTTTACTGTATATATGCAAAGCCGCACAGTTTATAGGTGAGAACTGCATCAGGGGTGAACCAAATGATGTGCCTACAACAAACTGATGTAGTTCAAACCCATCTCTGTTGTAGAAGTTTATAGCTTTCTTCCATTCTTGTAGAGTGCCTCTTGGTTCAAAGGCAGGAAACAATGACGCTGTCTGTGAAGATGGTGGATTAAATTCTTTCCTATCTTTGTATATCTTCTCATTGCCTAATATAAAAGACTCACAGTCATCACCAGTCCAACCAAACTGCCTGTATGCTTCATCGGCTGTACCCTTTTCTTGTAACTCGTTTACCCATGTAGTTGTATATTGCATAAGTTCATCCATCCTTGTAATAGCTACACCTTGCATTGATATTACTTTACGAAACTCCTCCCTAGAAGTCACGGCTGTGAGGGGTAACGTAAACTCTCTAACTCCGTCTTTTGGCAAATGCAATCGCATCACGACTGCCTCACCAACCTCCACATCTCTCAGTCTTTTTACTACATACAAGTCATTGTGATATATAAGTTTCTCATCTACATCACCACTAGACTTTATAGTTCTAACATACACACCACCATTAGCACCTCTGAAATAAGGTCGTGGATATGCAGGTATGGTGTACTTATTAGTAGGGCTATTTACTAAATTTATAGCAGGAGCTTCTACTACATTATCTTCTTCGGTAGCCTCCTTTATACGTTTACCAAGAGATATGGGAGATTTTATCTTACCCCAAAACTTACATTTCGTGCATATTTCGGGATTGTATTCATCAAATGTATTACAGAGATAAGGCCCCTTTATGTTGTCCATCTTCTTGTCTGTACTTGTTTTGGTGTAATCTTTGTGTCCCTTCGATATATAATGTGCGGCTTTCTCTGCATCTACACAGAACTTAGCTATAGATAATCCTGCTCTCCACAAAGGTTCGCTGACTGTTTCTTGATCTCTAGCTATAATGCCTATCTGTTGACAACCATTACCACTTGCCGTTTTAACAAGTATATCTTTGAATACGTTTTCTACATTGTTTATCAATGCCTCTGATGTAGCATTGTTTTGTGTAGGCACATATCTGTTTGGTACGGGTATGGGGTCACCACCTAATAATTCAGAGAACTCATCAAAGTCCACAGTGTCAGGCATAGAGTTACTTATAAATGTAACTTCTAATGGTGGGTTTACCTTATTGTTATGTGTGCTTGGTATCCGTAGCACTCTTGCGGCATCTGCCGTTACAGCAGGATCTGCTAACAAGTTATGCTGTGTGCATTTATGCTTTAGTTTTGATGCGGTAAGCAACCAATCATCCACACCGACAGGTTCTGACAAAATCCAATATACATGCACACCTCTACCTGAATTTATCAACAACGGTTTAGGCAGAGATAGTTTCTTACAAAATTCTTTTAAAGCTGATATAGCTTTCTGTTGTGTTTCATAATCTTTCCCAACCCCACAATCGAGGTCAAGGAACAATGTGTTAACGTGTTTTACGTTAGGTACTTTCCTAGAGCTTGGATCAACAAACGTTGATAATGCAAAATATACGTCATAACCTTCTTCATCTAAATTATTTGCCACATCGGCAACTTGACCTATATCTTTGTAAAATTTTTGTACTCTCTTGTCGTCTCTTATCCGACTTGCAAATACGCAGTAGAATCCCTCCTTGGCTAGTACGCTCCTTAAAAATAATATTTTTTCCATGACAAACCATAAAGTTAAGCTACCACTACCCCTCCAACAACGACCCATGGAGAAAGGTTTAAAAAAGGAGTAGTGGTATTATTGAGGGACTAGTCGTCCCAATTATCAACTATAGCAGAGAGATCGTTATCTTCTACCTTTTCTTTTGTAGATTTTTTACTTTCTACTTTCTTAGGTTCTGCTATCGGTTCTTCAACGGAATTAAAAGGGTTATCTTCGTTTGCAGTGTAACCACCTTCCACAACACCAAATGGTGATACTTCTTCCATAGGTTTGTAGTTAATAACTTGTACTGCTCTTAATCTCAAAGACACACCTGCATCTTTACCCAACATATACGGAGTAAAAGTCACAGCTATATTCACGGTGCTACCAGTAGTTAACAGAAAATCATCAGCTAACTTTACACCCTTGGAGTCCACCTGCATTGGCTTTCTTGTAGGGTCTGTACCATAAGCACCTTTTAATTTAGTCTTATGAGTGTAAGTTCCATCCTCATCTTTCTTAAATGGGAATGGTAGTTTAGCAGGCCAACTGCCTTCTTTCTTCTCTGCATAGGCTCTACCCATCGCCTCGTACAATGCCTTGGCTTGATCTTTACTCATGCGAAACTGCATATTATATTCTGCCCCTGCATCTGTAGCGTTGCAAGGTATAGACCTCTGCTCTGCACTATCAAACTTATAGGTTCTATTTATTTTTGGCCATAAAGCCTCTACATCATTAATATTGTAGTTCATAATCGACTCGTTCATTTGCACTCTCCTAATAATCTTGGTCGAGGTTTACTTTTTCTATACCATGTTTTTTATCAACGTCATCTTCGTGATGCCAAGTTTCCCTGACAATATTGTCGTTGTCTTTCAATGGTTTAGACTTGTTTGTTAAAGCATCGGATACGTCCTCAATATTAAACCGATAAGTATTACCCACTTTTATGTAAGTATCATCGGGTATTTCTTTCTGACGCACCCATGCTCGGATTGTGGATATGGAAACTGAAAAGTGTTTAGCCACATCCTCTATTGGTACATATTTTCCTACCATTATTTTTTCCTCACAGTTATGACGTACTCCGTGTCTTTGTTAAGACCTTCGGGATATACATCGGGGTTATCTTCCAAAAACTCTTTTAAGTTTGACTGATTAAGACGTTTATCAAATAACTCAGGTACTTCATGCTGTAGTATAAACTTGTGCATGGATTCCCAATCGCTAGTCCAATACTTTGTCTTTGTCGTTCTATAAAAGAGACCTTCAGAAGTTTTCACACTCTCAACACCATGTTTCTCACAGTAATTGAGAAGTCCTTGTCGCACCATGTCTAGCTGATTAACTAACGCTGTATCTTTTTCTTTATAGGAGGCACTGAGCGATGCTCGTTCCTCTCTTATTCTTATATACGCTTTAGTTAACTTTTCAGCAGATAGGGAAGATTCTTCCATTTACATTCTCCGTTTATCTATTAATACTTTATATATAGTTACTAGAGATGGCTTAGTCAAGTATTTCTTTGTAAAGTTCTATTATTTTTGTGTGTAGGTGTATTCTGTTATCTAATAACCTGTAAACGTGTTTTTCTGTGTTAGAACCTTGCAGTTGCACTACAGTGCATTTGTGTGTCTGTCCTGCTCTGTGTACTCTAGCGTTGGCTTGAGCATAAGTTTCTAACGAACTTATGGGACTCCACCATACAACCACATTGGCTTTTGTAAGTGTTACACCATGAGCCGCAGATTGTGGTTGAATTAATAAAACTTTAGGTATTGTTGTTTCTTGAAACGCTTTAAATATTTCTGTTCTTTTGTGTGCAGGCACATCACCACGAATAATATCTGTTGGTATCTTATCTGATATTAATTTATCTCGTAGTAAATCTATTGTGTGTCTGAAAGGAACAAACACAAGAACTTTTTGACTTGCCTCATCTATGACCTCTTTCAACACTTTATATCTGTTCTTTATATCAAACTCTAATACATCACCTTTGTCTGTATAGACAGCACCTGATGCTATTTGTAGTAACTTGTTCATACCTATTGCGGCATTGTTAGCGGTTATCTCTTCTCCTGTTATTTCCATTCTTAGTTTTGTTTTTAATTCTTTGTAGTATTTAGTTTGTTGTCTTGTAAGTTCTACCTCTCTCTTAACATATGTCATAGGTGGTAAATCTAAACAGTTCTTCTTTGTAAATCTAATGGCAGGTTGCAGTATTCTATGTACAGTTTTTATAGAAGAATCTTTTGGAATCCACTTGAACCTAGATATCTGCACCATCACCATGTCACGGAAAGAACCAAAAAACTTTGGCACAACAGTTGGATTCATCAACTTTGCTAACCCATAAGCATCGAGAGGACTTTGTGCCGCAGGAGTTCCCGTCATCATCCACAACCATGTATCATCTGTTAACAACTTATTTAATACTTTCCATCTTGTTGTTCTTGGGTTTTTGTAGTGTGTGGCTTCATCGATTATTATCAAATCAAAACCGCCCTTTAATATTGTATCTGATACAATCTCAACGCCATCGTAGTTTATAACTACAAAGTCTGAGCCTTCTTTTATTATTTTCTTTCTCTTGTCAGGTGTGCCATGTGCTACCTCAACAGTTCTGTGTGGTGCAAAAGTCATTAAATCATCTCTCCACACAGAGTCCATTATTGACAAAGGACATATGACAAGCACACGATTGACTGCCCCAATGTTCATCAAGAAGTCTGATGCCCATATAGAACTAGCAGTTTTGCCAGTGCCTTGTTCGTTAAAACAAAACGCTCTTTTTCTTGTAGCCAAGAAAGATGCTGTCTCTTCTTGGTGTTTAAATGGTTTGAAAGTCCCTGGGTATATGTATGAACGCATACCTGTTGACGTGTTTTTTAATACTGCAAGACCCATATTTCACTCCTTTTTCTAGGTACAATCACACACGGGGGTATCGTTACCCCTACTGTACGGGCTTTAAATCAAGCCTTTTTTTTCTTTTTTCCGTTTCTACTTCTATTTTTCGATGGACTTTCTAAAAAATAACCATCTTTATTACTGCCACCTTTACTTAACATTTTCTTGTGGCTGACATCTTTTCCTTTTCTATTAACACCTTTTTTATCCAATGCACGTCTAGCTTTCTGACGTTCCATGCGATTCGGGTGTTCTCCTCGTTTCTTTTGTTGTTCGTATTCTTTTTTGTAAGGTCTTTTTGTTTTTGTATAAGCCATCAGTTGTTACTCCCGTTGTGTATACACTCTATTACTGGACAATGCCTACGACACAATCCGCTTGGTCTTGCGTTCCAAACATCTTTATTATACGCAGTTTCCATTTTTTTGTAATTAGAAATCCACTTATCCCAAAGCTCGTTGCTTCCAGAACGTGTGTATACTTGCTTGACAAGTTGTTTACACACAACAAATAACAATCCTGCATTTATTATGTCTATCTTTGGCATGTAACTAAATACAGATAGAGCCATAAGTTCTAACTGACCTTTGTCTGCATACTTCGCAGACTTGCTACTCTTGTAATCTATGACCCATGCTTTTGTATCATCTATAATTATTAAGTCTGCTATACCTCTCCACCAAACTTGTTTAGACGTAAAGCTACACGGACTGAGATCCTGTGTGAGTCCCATACGAACTTCACAATACTTCTTACCTTTTTTGTTTTTAAGAGAGTCAAGCACTGGTTTCATAAACTCAAATCTTCTAGGTATGTCCTCGCCATATTGCACATAGCTCTCTGCCACAGCATGAAGTTCTGTGCCGTAGGTCATGGCACTTGTCTGCTCTTCTTCGTAATCTTTTGCTATCTTCAAATGATAGAACTGTTTGGGGCATTGTTCAAAAGATTTGATTCTACTGAACGACCAAGGGGATATACTCATCCACAATCTCCGTATGATTTACCCACACCCGATTCGCAGTTAATCGGTAGACCCCCTGCCCAGTCAGGTGTCCATTTCATGCACTCCTCTACATAAGTCTGTGCCTCTTTGACCTCTTCGTCTTTTACGCATGCAGCTATTGAGTCATGTACTGTTAACACGACACGGTGTCTTTTATTTATCTTGAGCATCTGCTCACCTATGATACATCTAGCTATAGCTTGGCATACATTCTCTATAACCTTACCACCATAGATACGAGTCCTACCATTCCTAGTTCTGTAGTTGTATTCAACTCTGCCATCACTTTGTTCACAAGCCAAGTCTCCGTATCTCATCATCAATCCCGATGGTAAACGTATGCCATTCTCTTTTGGCACAGTTTCCAAGACTTCACCACACCCCAAGAGTGTTGGGTGTTCTTTGTTGTACAGGGCCCGTAGCACGTCTTGAGCATCACGCCATAACTTGTTTATCTTCCAGTTAGTATCACGATAAACACCTATGACCCTCCGTGCTTCTTCAATCTGCATGTCAAAGCCAAAAGTCTGTAGTTGTGACTGAAACTTCAAAGCACCCATACCATACCCTGCACCCAGTATTGTTGTCTTACCTACAAACCTCTCATCCTTTGTTATCTCTTCTTCGGGTTTGTTATATATCTTTGATGCCATGTTTACATAAACATCTTCACCATTGGCAAATGCCTCGGTCAAATCATCTTGCCCTGCAAGCCAAGCCAAGACTCTAGCCTCTATCTGTGATGAGTCAGCATCTATGATAGTGTAACCCTTTGGTGCGATGATACTACGTTTTAGTTTCTTACCATTCTTGCCACGACTCGGTAAGTTTTGTAAATTTATCTTATCGTCACCACCCCATCTACCAGTATGAGCGGCATAGTATCTTACTGGTACTGGCAGTAGTCCTCTCTTTGATATGTCAATAAATCTCTGTGTCCTTGTTTCTTCCAAGGTTGATTTGTTACCAAGTCTAGCATTGACTAAAATTTTTACTTGTGGGTTCTCATGTTCTGCCAAAGACTTGAAGTCTTCATCAGACTTAGCCAATGCTAATGTTTCTTGTCCAGTTGTAGGACTTATCTTCATAGGTGGCTCTACACCCAAACGTCTCAGTGCTTCTGCGAACTTAGGGTTACTCATCAAATCATCTTTTGACACACCCATGACAGCACATTGTTGTAGTAGTGACTCTTTCTCATAACGTGTTTCTGCAAGGTGTTGTTCGAGCAGACCTAGATCTAAATCTAATACTGGCTCTACAAACATCCTCAAAGTTAAATCTATTAACTTTAGTTCACTCTTAGGGAAATCTTTTGCCATGTGCAAGAACGCTTTGTATGTGAGATCAACGTCATTGACACAGTAATCTCCATAAGCACTTAGTTCACTTTCCGTAAAGTCCTCTCTCTTCTTGCCGATCGCCTCGAATACCTCTGTGCCTTTAACTCCGAGATTATATCTTTCAGATATTGCCTTGAGACTACTGCTATCTTCCACCCCGTGAAAACCACGGGAGATACACAAAGTATCGGTATACACCCTAGGACTAATATCAAAGACCCAATTAAGAATAGCACCGTCAAACATAGTGTTATGAGCAAGTACCATAGCGTCTGCCCAGGGGAAGTTCGTTTGTAAGTACTCTCTAAGTTGTTTATGTGTTCCACTCGCCCACTCCGTTTCTTTATCGTTTAGTTTTATACCAACACCAATGACCTCAAACCTTGGGTCACGTATGTATTCTTCTGTTGTGAGTTTACCCAAAGAATAATCTTTGCTGTAATATGTTTCAAAGTCTAACGTAATTAAATCCATCACTTGTCCTCGTAAAAGTAACGACCACCATCACGTCTTACATCTTCTTCACATTCATAAGCTATACCTATGTAAGCCATTGCATCTATATAGTGATCGTCTTTCTTGGGAGATGCTGTCATTCTAGCTAACTTGGTCGCCACCTGCACCAACGCAATGTCTTTTGCTGAAAGTCGTTTACCTGTGATAGAATTAAATATCATTGCAATGTGTTCGTGGTTTTCAATCGGACTGCCGTAGTCCGTGCGTCTATCGCCATCTGTGTATTCTATGGCTCTTTTTAATAAATCTATTCTATTCGGTTTCTGCATCGTCTTTTTCCATCTGCTCTTGTACCTCTGCATCTATTATAGTTTGATCGAAAGGCAGTTCGTACTGACCACATGAAACGCACATTGCTACACCTTCGGTGTGTCTGACAACACCCCCACAATTAATACATATTATCGTCATCGTCTTCCTCCTTTTTCTCTTTTTTAAATCTGTTAAGCAATGATAATGGTCTTGCCTCTCCAGTCTTCTGTTTCAAATCATTATCCATAAATAACCAACCAAATCCCTCATGATTTTCGTATGAATGAGACTCGATCGCATAACAATCGTTACATTTCACAAATAAACTACAAGAAAAATGTATCCCCTCTCCTATGGTACGTGGTAACGTGCCACACCGTATGCAACGTGTGCTGACTTCCCTGCAAGAGTGTCTGTAATTGTCAACGTGATAGGGAGATATATCTATCTTCTCTTCATGTGCATGATGATTATGAAACTGTAATCTTTTGCTCCTTATATATTTACTCATAGTGATGCCCCCTCCCAACAAAATTGTTGGGTTCGCAAAGGGGGACTAGTTTTACATTCTTCAATGGTAGAGTCACGACAGAAAGGAGCTATATCAAAAAAAAGCATCGCCTCTACTGCAATGGATATAAAGGCTCTCATTGCTTACCTAACCTATACGTTTCTATTAAATCTTTAATACTGACCTTGTCTACGTTTTCACCATGTATGACAACAGCATAGCCTCCTTGCTCCAGTATTTGCTCTAAGTTCTTTTGTTGTAATGCTGTAGGCTCGTTGCTACCCTTTGCTTTACATTCTATACCAAAGAAATATCCTTTGTAACATCCCACTATGTCGGGTACACCACTGTAACCATAACCACCAGTCATGGGTGTAAAGTAATATGCACCCATTTCTTTCAGTTGTGCTACAACTTTCTTCTTCACTTTCTGTTCGGGTGTCAAGACCATTTTTTATTTTCAAATTCTACTGTGCCTAATGTAGATCCACTACTCAAAGGTGTTGTAGGCTTTCGCACCACTCTACCATATTCTATTTCTTTCAATGCTCTTGGGTCATCTTCAAATCTCTCGTCCATACCTAATTCTTGTGATGTCTTCTTTGCGTTCGCTCTCCATAAATCTCTTTGCAAATCAACTATGCTATTCCTATATCTATGACCTTTTGATCTTCCTTTTATCTTACTGTAACTTGTCATTTTAGCCTCCCAAAAAAACTGGTTTCAATGTTAGTGCAACACTAACAAATTAAGGTTTCCCAAAACTGTTAGTGCCACACTAACATTTTAATTGTTACGGATGATATATCCAAAAGATATCGTTGTTAATCCTTTTGCCTACGTCATCCACTTCGTAGATAGGTGGTTGAGCATCGGACATCATAAGTAATGCCATCTTCTCTTGCACCCATCTAGGTAGTACATCAACAGAATCATACCAACCCTCTGCTTGGTTGTCAATACCATTGATACCAATCGGTGTTATTTTAACACATTTGCTACCATTGTCTATTGAAACACGGTATATCTTGTTATCGTGTGGTATCTGATGAGATGTGGAAGTCTCTTTCCGTGATGACATAAAACATCGTGGAATCAATCTTGTAGCCAACTTCATCGACAAACCCTCCCTCGTCTAACATTGTTAACACAGATACCTTACCCATCAAGTCTTCGGGTAACGTGGTATCATCAAGCACTACCTTGGGTGACAGACCCATATCTTCTATCGGTTGACTTGTGCCAAGTGTGCCTCCCTCTGTGTTACCAATAAATGTTACATCAAACTTCCTAACTTTGAAAGCATCTTCGTAAACACGTATGTGATACACCTTGTGTTGTTTCTTCAGGGCTTCACTCAGTTGTTGCTCTTGTGCAAGGAAGTCCTCGTATGTTTTGAGGAAGTCGGGGTCGTCTTCCAACAACTCACGTTTCTCTGTGTATATCTTGTGCATGAACTGTAACACAGTATGTTCCTTGGCACGATTAGCCTTGAACTTTCTAATGTAGTCATAGCTTTCTTGCACAGAGTTGAACAACGACTTGTAAAGATTACCCAACTTGTTCTCTTCTTGTCGAGTGACATTACCCAATGATTGCACGATGCGATCTTGGTTTATGTATGCCATGTCGTGAGGTGACATCACACGTAAATAAGTTTTAGCGTTCTTCATTGCTTTGTCCCATCTCGTTGACATCTTGGCATAGTGTTGCCAACTACCATCATTGTACTTCCAGTTGTTGATAGTCCTAGCACATACACAAAACAGATAGTCATCACTCGTGGTGGTGGATAGGAAGTTAAGACCTCTCCCTACCCAACCCATCACGTATGGGTTATCATCTCTGTGTATCCAATAAGAGTCATCTCTCCTACGTGTAAACTTAACACCACGTAGTTCTTTACTCAACTGCTGCACAAACTGCTCTAAAGTTTTTTGGTTGCCATGCCACGATTCGGGTTTGCTTGTAGTGTCACCCATCACGTAAGGACTTAACTTAGACACTCGTGCATAGTTGTCCTTGTATCTTTTCCAATACGATATCTTATTAGTCATTGTTCATTCTCCCATTTCTTTATTTGGTTTAATAGTCCCTCGGCACACTCGGCACGACCCATGTGTATTTGGTCTGTTTCCAAGTCGTGACCACAAGCCTCTTCGCATGTTGCTTGTAGGTTTTGTAGAGACTGGTTAGCACGTACCTCCTCTTCGAGGTACGCTTTGATTTTGTTTACCATTGGCTTGTATCGCATTACACTTCCTCCTTTGTTATGTGTTCATCAGCCACAAGTCTTGTGAAACCCATGTGCTTGTTAAACCATCGATTATACTGCGAACGTATCTTCGATGCCTCTTGCTTATCTTGGCAGTCCACTATGTCTTCCATGTCATTGATAATATCTCTTACCAAGTTAAGACGCATGGGGTGTTGGTCATCAGCCAGTATCTGCTCTATCAAAGGCACTGGAAAGTAAGTATGTTTCCATGGCGAGTCTTGGTATATCTGACTATCACGCATGTAGTGAACTCTCTCTTGTGGTATGTTAAGAACATTCTGCACATAGTTCTGCACTTCCTCACGACCCTCGTAGAGTGCCTCACGTTTAGCTTTGTACTTGTGTTGTCGTGTTTCTATATTGTTAATATGGAAACCACTGCTACCTCTGTCCCTGCCACCAAAGATGTTGTTGAACATAGGTGCAACTGTACACATGTAGTCCCACAGTTCGTTGATCTGTGACTTGTACTTGTTCTTAGTTGCCACGTCCACACCATAACGTTTGGCATGCCACGTAAACTTGTTACCAATAAGTTTGAACTTGGTATCACCATGATCTCTTCTAAACACTAGGTAATGCTCGTCATCTTTCTTCAAACCATTTTGAGCATTGTAATGGTTGTTTGGAAACCACATGCTCTTGGGTAAGAGATACTTCACATTGTCATGGACTATGTACTGCTTACCATCGCCAATGATAGCACTCATACTGTTAGGTAAACATCTTGCAATGAACGAGTACCTAGAGTTGTGAGCATAGTGACCCGACCCATTACGAATACGTATCGTGTCGTAGCCATCATGCCTAGTCCATACTACTGGTGCAAATGTTAGTGTTGCACTAACATCTTGGATAGTATGAAGTTGGTGGTTATCCTCATACTTGTAATAGTATGTTGTATTGTCACCTAACTCGCCATTGAGTAACATGTAACAATTATTGGAAACTTTAGCGATACGCTCATACTTTCTACCTCTGTCACCGATAGGTCGTATATCGTGTTGCAACGTTTGATTTTTACTGATGATTGGTTTGGTGTTGTTGTAACAAGCCTCCACCTGCTCAAAGCAGTTTAGACCAAACCTAGACATGCCATACTGTGATACTCCGTACATTAGAACTTCTCCTTTATGTTGTTAATTGTTGTTACTTCTTTTGCTATTACATCACGGATATATTCTTCCCAATGTTCTCCATGATTCTCTTTGATCTTAACGATGGCTTGCTCGTTGGTCATACCATCGTTGTTTAGATAGCCGTAGAACTCTTCCTCTACCTCTATCATTTGGCTGTTCTGATAACGTGTCATAACATACTCCTTCCTTTTATGTGAACAGTTTTACCGACAGTCGGATTGGCTTGCTTGTTGTCCATGATGCACCATAGCACTGGACAAGACCACGAACCCCAACTGCCACCTAGATAGCCATCGGTCAGCACGATACATGCTTGAGGTTTGATACCCTCACTTGTTATGTGATCGGGTACACACTCGACCATTGTGCCACCACCACCTTGTGGCTTGGTGGACTCGACCAACTGATCGATCTCGTGCATCTCGTACTTCTCGTCTTGACAGATTTGTGTGTCCCAATAGAGCAGTCGTATCTTATCGGGTGACACAGTGTCGCAGATCGATTGCACCTCGGATAGAAAAGCAGTGAGTTCTAGTTGACCGATCGAACCACTTGTGTCGATAGCGATAACAAGTTCTCCCACTTTCTCCGATATACCACTCGGCATGTATGCACCGATAGATACGAATCGTCTGTTAGGTCGTTGCCACGTAGAGTAGTCACTGCCTGCACACGTAGACGTGATAAACTCTCGCAACACCTCTCGCCAATCGATCTGTGGTTTGAGCAGTTCGTCAAGGTCACGGTCACCACCACTACCCATCTTGCCTGCAATCAATGCACCTTGTCGGATAGCCTCGTCAATGTCCTTGGCAAGTTCTCGTTTGTCTTGCTCGCTCATTGACTCAGCACTCTCCCAATCGTGGTCATCGAAGTTTTGTGGTAACGAGCCACCTTGTATTGGTTGACCATTACCAGATCCACTGTTCGGTTGTTGACCATCGGGTGGTGGTTGTCGATACTTCTTCTTGAGAAGATTGTACACGTATGCCGTGTCCATGTCTCGATACTGCTCGTCAAAACAAGCCATGGCTGGCATGGTTGCAAACCCATCTTTGTTGTCATCGTAAATCTTGAGATTGATAACATAGTCACATGCAATATTTGCAAGTTGTGGGTCTTCATCGTACAAGTGTCGCCACGTGATAAGGTGTCTGTACAACTTGTGATAGTTCTCGTGTAGCACAACGAAACGTAGTTGTGCATCGGTAAGACTATCGGTAAACTCCCTACCATATATCTCATTGACACCATCGGTGCAGGCAGTTGGTATGTCATCGCTGACTGTCCTCTCGCCAATCATGAGTATGCCTGCAAGTGCGACATACTTTGGGTTACCCATGATGTCAACGACTGCCTTGGACAATCGTTGCTCAGTGGTAAGTTCTTTTCCTATGCTTAACATAGTTACTCCTTTCTGTTAGTGTTACACTAACGTTTTTGGTTACTTCTTATCTGATGCGAACATGTAGTTGTTCTGCACTGCCCAGTCTGTGAACTTCTTGTTTGTCATAACAAGTGTCTGCTTGGCATACTTGGGAACACGTACACCATTGGCGAACATGCCTTGTGCCTCTTTGTCTAGTCTGACAAGATAATCCATCCAAGCGTTGACCCAGTCTCGTTCTATTGATGCCAGTGTTCGGTAAACCACCATGCACACAGCACTTGCACTCGTAGGTATCTTGGCAGTCTTAGGCTCTTTCTTGATACTCTCAAGTGTAGGCAGTTGGTCTGCCAGTTTGACAAATGCCATCAAGTCCATAGCTCCACGCTCACCAATAGTACCCATGAGTAAACTCGTTAGTGTGTGGTCATCAAGGTGTTCCCTGGATTTGAGCCAGTCACTGCAAGCCTCGGCAGAACGTGGTGTAAAGAACGATGCCCTCTGTGCCTTGGGGTGATAGATATACAAGTTGTCTTCGGGGTTCTTGACATCCTCGAAAGAATGAAACAACTGTGGATTATCCTTACACCAACCAAGTAGTATAGGGTCGATATCATTGTTGATACCCCATTCTATCCATGTCGTGTTAGTAGGTTTGGACATGGTAACGATCGTGATACGATTACGTGAATGTGGTGGTAACAAGTCACCAACACCTTCTGCACCCAAGTTGGTCGTAGCAAACACGATACTATCTTTGTGCAAAGTGTAGCCACCAATCTTACGTTCGAGCATCAATCGTAGCATTGCATTCTTGACCGATGGATTAGCCTTACCATACTCGTCAATCATGAGTATGATAGGCTTGTTGAGATGGACACCAAGTTCTTCGTTAGTGGCAAAGGCAACGTAGTCCGAGCCGTCTAACATGTTTAGCTTTGGTATCGTAATGTCACCCAAGTCTTTGGTCGTGCAATCAAAGTAACATGGTGTATGTGTGGTAAGTTCTTTTGCCAAGTTAGACAAGATAGAAGATTTACCAGTACCCATGTGACCTTGCACTAGGATAGTTCTCAAGTGACCACCTACCTTGATAGCATTGGTTACTTGCTCGATTGATTGTGCATACATCTGCACTGCTGAATTGTTAGTCATGATAGTTCCTTTCTGTTAGTGTAACACTAACTGTTATTGTTAAATTATATATCAAGTGATGGTAATGCTTTGATGGCATCATCGATCGCTTGCTTGGTCTCAGCACGTAGAAACTCGTCTTCACGTAAGGCATCGGGTGTGATACCACGTAAGGCATTGTCTAGGCTAACTCGCATAGACTCCATTCTACTATCTTTGGTGACATTGCAAACCGATAGCAGTTCGACAATATCAACAACATTCGTGACGAGTGTGTCACGAAATATTTTCTTCGTCTCCTTGTCTGCATAGTCAAGACGTTCGGACATATTGGTAAGCACCTTGTGCAAACGTGTCCATACGTCATTCATTGCATTACTAAGTTGAGACGAATAGTAATCGGTGTAGCTTTTCTGCAATACCTCTTTCTGCTCGTTGCCGATATCGATACGAAAGTCACCGACTTCGGGCAGTGGTATGTACGAGATATTGAAGTTGAACTTACTCGCTATCTGATCGGGGGTTGGATAGTCCATACGTCTGAACAAGTCACCGAGTTTGTCTTGTGCATCTGCGACACGATTGGCATAAGCATTGAGAAACTTTGTGATAAGTTCTTTGTGCGAGTTGGCGAAGTCCGTCATTACCCTGTGGTACTTGAAGTACTGTGCAGTCGGTAACAGTCGGATGCCAGTGTCTGACCATGGCATTGTCATGGCATAGTGTTCGTTGCGAACATTGCCGACAAACTTCTGTATCATGTCCAACTCTGCACAGTCACCGAGTAACTTCTTGTGTACGTTGGCGACACCACTTGATGCGTTGTTGGTTGTGGTAACAACTTGTGATGCTTGCTTGTCTAGCTTACGACCAGTCCACGTAGAGATCGATAACTCGACTAGCATTGCCGATGAAGATATTGACGGTGCTGATTCTGTTAGTGTGTCACTAACATTATCGGTGCTTGGTAGCTTGTGTATATTTGTAGTCATAGTAGTTCCTTTCTATTTGTTTAGTTGTTGTTATTTGTTAGTGTTGCACTAACATTATCGGGTGTGTAATGTTTCACGTATCGATTGCCTTTGATAGTGAATACCTCTACAAACCCAGTACCTCGCCACTCCCAATGTGATTGGGCGTTCTTAGGTAATCTCTTGTATTCTTTCTTGACTTTCTTGGTAGCCATGTAATCCTCCAGTTCTATTTCCATTATCTATATAGTATAGCACAAATAGTGTCCTATGTCAAGTAATGTGTAAACGTGTTATTCTACGGTTTATTACCTCTACCCGTGGGCTGTCGTAGTATATCGTATCATATAATGTAATGTTCTGCAATGTACTATAATGTTCTTTATAGTATACGAATAAGTATTTGATTTTTCTGAAATGTTCTAATGTTCGGCAATATTGGGATTTTATTAACCTGCTGACGACCCCTTCTCGATTACAGAACATTCTCAAAACGTGTTAGTGTGTCACTAACATATCGAAGTAATATTTTAAAAAACGAACATTATATATAACTGTTAAGAAACTACATTAAACTGCAAAAGCTGATAGGTAAGAAACTCTAATGCTCGATACAACTCACCACTATATGCTACCAAAACATAATGTACGGATGTTGTATAAAAAAACCGAACATTCACCGAACATTCGCAGAACATTACAAAAATTACCGAACATTAGGCTCAACGCTACTACCATAACTGGTTTCATACTGACTCGTTATCTTGTTAGGGATACACTAACACGCTATGCTACACACACTATAACAAGTTATCACGTGTCCAAATGGCTCAACGCTACCCGTGTAACTGGCATCTTTTTGTTAGGGGGACACTAACAAGATAGCACAAACACATGGCAACAACTTTGTACACTAATCGCTAATGCTCAACGCTACCCGTGTAACTGGTGTCAAATAATTTTGGCACAAAAAAAAGCCCCCACCGAAGTGAGGGCTAATTTCTTAGATCATATCAAAGTAGACACCTAGTAAAGATGCTATGACGTAAATCATAACCATCAAACCAAGTAGAGCAAAAAACTCTGCCATAATAATTAAGTATGCTTTCATTTTGGTTTTACTCCGTTCTTAATCATTAACTTTTTAAAATCAACATCTTTGAGTTGGGAGAGTGCGTCACGTTTTTCCTCGCTAGAGGTTAACATGATAGTTTTAACAACTCTATCATTCTCTTGACGTTGAATGTTATCTAGTCGTTGATCTTGGAGCATGAAAGCAAACCTATTTTGTGCAAACTTTCTAGCCTCTCGCCTCTTGATTGCCTCAAGAGTTTTATTGTCTTTTTTCATGATATAGTCCTTTCAATAAAGGGAGGGAGGGAGGTAGCTCCCTCCGCTCCGCTAGTTAAATTTAATTGCTAGGTAGTAAAGCAACGGCTTGTTTAACAAGGTGCTTGATAGCCTCGCCCTTAACTAATTGCTTTTCGTCCTCGACAGCCTCGATTACTTTAAGCACATCATTAAGGTTATCCCTGACACGTTGTTCAGGTGTGCGAGGCTTGCCACCAGCCCCATTACCTCCGCTCTCTCGCTTGGCAAGAGCTTTGGATAAGTCGTTACGTCTAGCCCCTATCTGTTGCTGCCAATATCTCTTAGAGATCTTTTTAGCATCTGTCAGTCCCTTAGTTGGTGTCTCCAACAACTTTTGAACTGGAACAGAAAAACCTGCAACGATACAAGAGTTAA